TTTTTAGCTCCACTCTCAAGTGCAGCAACTATAGTTGATGTGGTCTTACCAAGACCCATATCATCAGCCAAGATATATTTTTTGTTCTCAACAAGTTTTTGAACGGCCTCAATTTGATGAGACAAAAGAGGTCTGTGGGAATACTTTTCAAAATCAATAACAACATTTTTTACTGTGTTGTCTTTGATTAGTGATGCTTTTGGAACCCAAAAATCGTGAAGTTGTTCTGTCTCAAATACTTTACCCCAAACATGATAAGCTTTTTCTTTATCTGCCAACAACTTTTCAATCCATATTTTTTCAGGTATCTCTGTGTATAGTTTGTCGTCGGCTAATTTTTGTGCAAAATACGAATCAAGGTTAACCCATTTTTTGGCAACCTTTGGTGGTTTGTCGTGAAAGTTAATTATGTATTCAGATTGACTTCTTGTTGGATAAAACTTTTTATTAAGAACTGATTTACGTTTTAGTTCTTGAATATAATTGTTTGGTCCATCATAGTTTTCTAAAATGGAAATCGCTTTTGATTCTATACTAACATCCATACTCATTAAATAACAACTGTTGTTTGTCTACCATCAGACCAATAATTTTCATCACCATACCAAACGAAAATTTCATCACCAGGGTTAATGTCTTTTACCGCATAAAACTCAAAAGAAGTATTTTCAAAATTAGATCTCCAAGATGCGTTGGGCGTGTTACTGTGATTATAAATCATTCCAAATCCAATTGGTATGACTTGTTTCTCAGGATTAATTCCTTGTGGCCAATTAAATCTATAATGTATTAATATGGTTGATGGTTCGTTTGGAGACATTCCAAGATCAACAACAGGACAAACTTCTATAATCTCTCCTTCTTTAATTGGTTGTGAAGCAAACACACCAAGTCCATGAATTGGACTCTTGTCCAAATAAATTTTTAATGATGGATATATTTTCATATAAGGCTTTGAAACAAATATAATTGATTCTGATGTATTTATCAATATATGGAAAAATTGGTACCAATAACGAGATTAGGTAAGTTTTTTGGTGGTGAGGATTTCACCTTGGATATTGATATGGGTGAAGAGTGGTTAGAAGGAGATATGAATTTTACCTTTGTTTTGTATAAAGTTGATAAGTATAAAACCAAAACAGATGATGTTTATGGGGAAGCTTTGTCAGGAGGGATTCAATATCTACCGCCTATCGAATTGAAGGGTATGGTTCAAATTGTGGCACCAACAAATCAAAGATTGGGGAATTCAAAAATTGAGCAGTCTGAGCCGGGTAATTTAAAGGTATCTATTTATCAGAGAACTTTAGATGATTTACAAACCGACATTAATTTTGGTGATTATATCGGGTATTATGAAACTGAAAGTCGAGTTAGGTATTATTCTGTTAGCGATGACGGGAGGGTTAATTCAGATAATAAACATACATATGGTGGATATAAACCGTTTTACAGAACTATCATTGCAACACCTGTAACATCAAACGAATTCAACGGAGTATAACATGGGATTTCCGAAACAAGTAAAAAAACAAATACAGTTAGTACCACCTAAAACTCTTTCTGCAAGGAGAGAACAACTTTTAGAGTATATTAATAAGGACGGCACTTACTTACCTAAATCGGTATTACATGCTGATTTGGATAAAGGTATGCTTGAGTTTGTTAAAGAAGAGTTAAGAACTGTAGTTTCAGGTAAAGTTGTTCCAACTGTAGATATTCTTATAACAACACAAAACTGGTCTCAATTTACTGAAACATGGAATTTTGTTGACTTGGATAAAAACGTGTCTCCTCCTTTTATTACAACGGTAAGAAACCCTGAGGTTAAGTACGGATCTAATCCATCTCTTCTTTACACCATTCCAAATAGAAAACAATATTATTATGCCACCGTACCAACTTGGGACGGTCAAAGAAAAGGGTTAGATATCTATACTATCCCTCAACCTGTTCCTGTTGATATCACATATAGTGTTAAGTTTGTTTGTAATAGAATGAGAGAATTAAATGAATTGAACAAAAATGTTCTTCAAAAGTTTTCATCAAGACAGGCATATACTTTCATTAAAGGACAATATGTTCCATTGGTATTACAAAATATTTCTGACGAATCTGTTGTGGACTTGGACAAGAGAAAATATTACATACAAAGTTATGAATTTTTAATGATGGGTTATTTGATTGACGAAGAGGAGTTTGAAGTTAAACCAGCAATTTCAAGAACCGTTCAATTATTGGAAGCAAAAACCTCAAGAGGAGGTAGAAAAAAATCTTACCCTAAAAATCCAAGTTTATTTCCTTTAACATTTAATTTTTCTGCGGGGACTACTGCTTACACAGAAAATTACAAATACACCGCCGACTTGGCTTTTGAAAATGTAAAAAACATTAGTTCTTGGGATGTTTATATTAATGATGATTTTTATGGTTCGGATCTTACCGAGATTCAATTAACATCAGGTAATAATCTTACTCTGAATATAACACCAACAGACCCTTCGTCTGACTCTCAAATTGTCTATATTGCAAGATTAATTTAGTCTTCTCCGTATAGATCAGTTTTTTCTTTACACTTTTCCATAATTAAATTTTCAAGAAACTTGTAAATTTTTAAACCTCTTTTATCACAATACTTTTTGAGTGCGTTGTGAGACTCAATTGAGATTTTGATGTTCTTTATCTCTTTTGTCGTTTTTGACGTTGTTTTCATGGGCAGAAAAAAGGCAGAATAAAAGCGCCTAATTTATAAATACAATATAAGGAGTAAAGTTTTTTGTGTTTAATTTAATATTTATGTATAAATAAATCTGAACAGAATTTTTAAATAATGGCAACAGCAAGTAAAGTATTCGTTTCACCCGGTGTATACACAACAGAGACCGACCTATCATTCGTCGCGCAAAGTGTTGGTGTAACTACATTAGGGTTAGTAGGGGAAACCCTAAAAGGCCCAGCCTTCGAACCAATTTTCGTAACGAGTTTCGACGAGTTCACAACTCTTTTTGGTGGTACATCCCCTGAAAAGTTTGTGAACACACAAATTCCTAAATATGAGGCGGCGTACATCGCAAAGTCTTACTTACAACAATCTAACCAATTGTTCGTGACTAGAATACTAGGATTATCAGGTTATGATGCGGGACCTTCTTGGTCTATCACCACAATCGCTAACGTGGACCCAACTACTGTTGGTGTTAATGTTACAACGGGAACGGCATTCGAAATGGACTTCTCGGGATCAACGGGAGGAACTGTTAATATAACTCAAGACACAACTCCTGATTTTATTTGGGATGATTTTGGTTTACAATATCAACTTGAAAATGGAAATTTATCCACTTTAGAGGAAGATATTTCAACACAATTGGTTACTATTTTTAAAGATACAACATTATCTGGAACAAGTGCTTATGTGTTCGGTTCTTTATCAGGTGCGGTATACAACGATTTAATTGCTGATGGTATTACTGGTTTAACAAACGTGTTTAGTTGTAATAACATGGATCTTAGTTCTGCTGATTTAACATCAGACGATAACGATGTTTGGTATTATGCGACATTTGTTAATAAAGTAAATAACGGATATTCAGGATATTCATTCTATACATCAATCTCAGTTCTTAATAATCTCGGAAGTGGTAGTTTTAGCGGATCATTATCAGGTCAAATGTTCACATTCTCAGGAACCGCTTATTCAGAATATAATGATGTTGTTGTCGCTACTTTAAGATCGAGAGGTATTAGTTTATACAATTCGACAAGTGCAGGACCAACATATCAAGTTACAGGATTAACAGATGTTGGAATCAGCACAGTTGGTTCTTATTCTGCAATAACAAGAAATCCATTCTCAACTTTTGCAATTACAGGTACAACAATTGAAGGTGAAAATTTCTCATTTGAAACTTCACTTCAAAACTCAGATTCTGAGTATATTACAAAAGTGTTCAGTGTTAGTAACTTTGCTAAATTAAGATTTGAAGTTCCGTTATTTGTTGAAGAGGTTTATCAAAATATGTTAAATTATTCGTATAACAAAGGATATATTCGTGGAATAAATGTTGATTTGATTGCATTACCAGAAGCAAGAGGAGGAAATACTTCTTCAATTGCGAATAACTTATTCCAATATCAAAGTCCTGAAACACCTTTTGTTGTTTCTGAACTTAGAGGTAACAAGGTTTATAACTTATTTAAGTTTATTTCAATTTCTGACGGTGATTCTGCAAACGTTGAAGTTAAGATTTCTATAATGAATATGTCATTCAACAATAGTACGTTTGATATCATGGTTAGAGATTTCTTTGATACTGATGCTAACCCTGTAGTTCTTGAAAAATTCACAAACTGTACAATGAATCCTGATAGTAACTCATTTGTTGCTAAAAAGATAGGTTCTTCTAACGGTGAATATCCATTAAATTCAGCATTTATTATGATTGAATTATCTGATGAATTCCCTGTTGATGCATTACCTTGTGGTTTTGAAGGTTATATTATGAGAGATTACTCTGGCGATATTTTATCTCCAGTTCCTGTTTATAAAACAGAATATAATTTCCCTGGTCAAGTTATCTATAACCCTCCATTTGGTACAACAAACGGAGGATCAAATGTGGTAACAAGTCCTGGTGACAATGTAAGAAGAACTTTCTTAGGTTTCTCAAGTTCTCTTGGTGTTGATGAGTCATTCTTAATGTTTAAAGGTTTCCAAAACAATCTAAATCATTGTAATGTTATCGACGGTACTCCTTGGAATACTAAGACTAAAGGATTCCACATGGACTCAGGTGCAACGGTTGTTACAATTGGAAACGCATTTACAACAAGTGGTGAATCATCTTTCTATGTTGGAGACGCAAGTTTCAATTCAGAACCAACAAGTCCTGAAAATCCATATTATAGATTATACGCTAGAAAATTCACTTTGTGTTTT